GGGGCGGGGGGCGGGGCCCCCCGCCCCCCGCCACGCCGGTGGTTCACTCCTTGGGCGCGTTCGCCTTGGGAGTGGTCTTCGGGGCCGCCTTCTCGACGTCGGTCGACGTCGGCTCGGCGTCCGGGCTCGTGACCTCGACGTCGCCGGTGACGCGGACCCAGTAGTTCTTGTCCTGGTTCTCGCGCTGCTCGGCGGTGACGGTCTTGATCACGCCGGTCACGGTGTGACGGACGTAGATCGGCTTCTCGGCGCTCACGCGGCGGCCCCCTCGGTGGTGTCGAGGCTCCCGTACCACTTGATGGCCGAGTAGGACTCGTCGCCATCGGTGATCGCGTAGCTGGTGACGGTGACCTCGTAGCCGATCGGCTCGCCGTTCACGTACACCTGGTCGCCGACCTCGGTGATCTCGCCGTCGGGGATGTCGACGCGGATCAGGTCGTCCTCGTCGATGACGTCGATGACGAACCGGCGGCGGCCGCCGGTCTTCGACGGGTTGATCTTGATCGAGCCGTTGTCGGCGACCTTCGAGCCGTAGTAGAGCTCGATGTTCTCCTTCTTCGTCTCGAGGAGGATGAACTGGTACTTCATCGAGGACTCGGTGACGACCTCGCGGACGAGGGCACCGTTCTGCCAGGCACGGATCTGGTTCGTCGACCGGTCGCGGGTCTCGGTGACACCGCCATCGCCGATGTAGCCGTGGTCGCCGTAGCCGGTGAGGGCGCTGCTGGCGCTGGTGGGTCGCGTGGCGGTCTTCGGGGCGCTGTACACCGCGCCCGTGACCGCTACGCGGACGTTCTCTGCTTCGAGGGACACGAGGGCCCTTCCTTCCAGTTGTGGTGTGGTGGGCGTGTGCCCCTGGGGTCCCTGCTCGGTGGGAGGAACGAGAGAAGCCCCGCCAGTGGCAGGGCTTCGAGATGATGGGTCAGAGGCTGCGACCGCGATGTCGCAGCTCGAGCTGCGCGGTCTGCTTGAAGTAGCCGTCCGCCGCGGGATCCGCGTTCGGGCCGCCGTTGACCTCGGCGAACGTAATCGGGGAGCCGTCGACCATGCCGCCGGCACCGCGCGAGGTCGCCAGCGCGAGGACGAGGTTGATCAGGTCGACCGTGTCGCCCTGGTCGTCGGTGATGACGTCGACCGTGACGTACGAGGTCCGAACGGTGTTGCTGGTGCCGCCGCCCGGGCTCGTCGTCAGCACGACCGCACGGCGACTGTCCGGCGACTTCCGGTCGGAGACCTCGACGCCGGCCGCGTACGGCTCGCTGCGCGCCGTGAGGAGGGCGTCGGTGCGCCGGATGAGGTGGGCGAGGAAGTCGTCGTAGACGATGCCGTGCACGGGTCCTCCTAGCGAGACTGGGCGTTGCTGAGGACCTGGCGCATCGCGGAGATGAGCCGGGCGCGTTCCCAGACCTCCGCCTCGACGCGAAGGCGGACGCGGGAGTTCGAGGTGCCGACGCCGGTGCGGATCGCGGTGATGGTCGCGCCGCCGGGGATCTGCGCGGCGATGTCGTCGGCGAGGGGGCGCAGCTGGTCCTCGATGCCCTTGGACGCGAGGACGGCACCGAAGCCGCGGCGATTGAGGACGACGCGTGACTTAGGCACTGACGTAGTCCTTCCGCTCGAGCTGCACGACGGAGCCGGGCTTCCAGTCGCTCATGCCGGTCGACCAGTCGGCCTCGTCGCCGAGTGCCTTGTACCGGGTGCCGCGGACGGTGAGCTCGTCGTCGGAGCCGATGCCGGCGACGGCGGGGAGGTAGAGGGTGATCCGGGTGCTCGAGGTGTTCTCGGCGGTCCCGGTGACCTCGTCGCCGAGGTTCGGTGCGACCAGGACGTCGTCGAGCGGGGTGTCGGCGTCGGCGAGGATCGGCTTGTTGTACCGGTCGCGCTTGCCGGTGTCGGTGCGGTGGTGCCAGGTGACGGTCTCGCCGGTCATCAGTACCCCTGCACGATCAGGCCGTACGACTTCACGCGGTACGACTGCGCGGTGCGGACGTCGTCGGGAGCGAGCCGCGGGGCCGCACCCTGCGCCCAGGCGGCGTAGGTCTCCTGCGAGCTGAACGGGCCGCGGGTCTCTCCGCGCTGCGAGACGCCGGCGCGGGCGCGCGGGTCCGCCTCGAACAGCTGCGCGACGATGCCGGCGACGGTGAGCGTGACCAGGTCGGGGACCTCGTCGGAGCCGTGCTCGTAATCGACCACGACGGTCGTGCCGGTGGGCACCGGGACCTCGAGGCGCTGCCCGATGAGGGTGAACCGGTCGGCGGGTTCGCCGTCGACCGTGAGGACCGCAGCGACGGGGCGCTGCGGGAGGGTGAGCGCGCCGGCAGTCACCCGGAGCCGGTTGGTGGACCGGCCCGGGGTGAACTGCTGGCGCGCTTCCTTGCGGAACAGCTCCGACACCTTCAGCAGGTGCACGTCGACCTGCTTCGTCTCGGAGGCGGTGAGGTCACGGCCGAGCGCCTTGACGACGTCTTCCTTCGTTGCCAGCGCTTTGGCCATGACCTCACTCCTCTCAGGACGCCGCGGGGGCGGTGGTGCTGTACGTGACCTTGATCGCGCGGACGAACTGCAGCTTCGGCGCGTTGTCGGCGTCGAGGTCGAGGGTGCCGTCGTCCTTGAGCTTCGGGTCGAGGACCGGCGTCGAGCCCGCGAACGCGTGCACGATCGAGCGGTCCTTGAGGCGCTTGCTGTCGTAGTCCCACAGCTGCGTCACGGCGATGCCGTTGCCGGCCGCGACACCGCCACCCTTCGCGACACCGTTCGGGACCACCGGGGCCACGACGACCCAGGCGATCGCCGACTCGTGCGTGAAGAACGACGCCGTCGGAGCGAGCTCGTCGAGCTCGACGATGGTGAAGCCACCGAGGCGACCGACGACGCCGTCACGCAGCGCCTCGGGGATGCCCGCGGTGTCGACGTCCAGGAGCTTCTCGTGCCCGGCGATCGCCTCGGAGATGTCCGCGCCGACCAGCCAGTAGCGGCCGGTCGTCGGCACGAACGCCTTCTGGAACAGGTTCCGAGCTCGGAGAGCGACCTTGCGGGGGTCGGACTCGCGGGGGTCGGCGCTGTTCGGGTTGAACTTGACCGAGTTGACGAACGTCGCGCCGGTGAGAGCGCCGACGACGATCGAGGCCACGTCGCGGGCGACGGCGTCGACCTGCGGTGCCTGCACGTCTCGGACGTAGTCGACCTCGTCGAGCGTCTCCTCCTCCGGCGACAGCTCGACGGCGCTGTACACGTGCTGGTCCAGCGTCACCTGGATCTTCGTGTTGACGAGCTTGTCGATGATGATCTCGTCGTCGCCGCGCCAGGGCTTCCGGCGAGCAGCGAGCACGACCGGGCGCTTCACGCCGATCGTGTCGCCCTCGGCACCGCGGAAGTCCGCGACGCCGTACTTCGTCGTGAACAGGCCCGGGGCCTTGATGGTCTTCCGGAGCAGAGCCAGCGCGGTCTGCGCGAACTTCGTGCCCTTGATGAAGATGTTGTTGTCCGCCACGATTCCTCCTTCTGTTGTGTGGTGGCCGCTTGGGTTCGTGGCGAACGCCAGCGGGGGTTACCTGGTGGTGGCTGCCGTGACGACGTCGTCCGCCGACATCTCGCCTTCGCCGATCTGCTGTCCGGCCTGTCCCTGCCCGTCGGCTGAGGGGCCGGCGGCGGGTGCGGGGACCAGGGCGAGCAGTTCGTCGGCGTGAGCCTCGAGCTCTTCGCGTGTCGCGCCTCGGAGGGCGGTCGCGCTGATCTGGCGATCGGCGAACCCCTTCGCGGTGGCGACCTCGTCGCGCAGCGTGACGGCGGCGTCCTTGGCATCGCGTTCCGCGATCGCCTTCTCGGCCGCGTCGGCGCGTGCCTGCGCCTTCTCGAGCTCGGTGCGGTTGGCCTCTTCGTGCTCGTCGAACTTCTTCGCCTTGTCGGCGTTGTCCTTCGCGCGCTGCTCGTTCTGCCGGGAGAGCGTCTTCCACTTCTCGGCTTCGGCCTCGGCGGCTGCGAGCTTCTCTTCGAGCGTTGCGCCCTCGGTCTGCTTCGTCTTGTCGTCGTCGTCGTTCGGCATCGGTATCTCCCGTTTCGGGTTGATGGTTGGCCGTTTCGGCCACTCCCCACGGCGTGGGGAAGTCAGGTGAGTGCTGCGATGTCCGCAGCGCTGGTGAACTTGTCGGACCGCCACGCGAGGGTCGGGCCGAGCTCGCCGTGCTCGTTCACCACGACGAGGTCCGTGTAGTCGCTCAGCGGCTTGCCGGCGGACGACGTCTTCTCGATGCCGAGGTCACGTGCACCGCGGTCGGACGGGCCGCCGAGCTTCTGGTCGATGAGCGCGTGGGTGCGCTCGAGCAGGTCCGGGTCGAGAATCGTGTCGGGCCCGTCGGACTCCTTGACCGGCTGCACCCCGCAGTCACAGCCGGGGTGGATCGGCATGAGCTCGTGCTTGGAGTACTTCTGCGTCGAGGCGATGGCGCAGAGCGCGCAGTTCTCGAGGCCGGTGAGGACCCGGCGGTAACCGTAGAACCCGGACGCCTCGAGCGCCCGCTGCGCCTGCCGGTTCTTCGCCTGCTGCAGCTCGGTCGCGACGATGGTGAGCATCCGGTCGAGGCCGTACGCGACCGCCGCGTCGAACGGGGAGCCGTTCGACAGCGCCGTGTACAGCGTGACCGCGCCGCGGCGGTAGACGTCGGCCGAGGGCGTGCCCCGGTAGCCGAGGATCGCGTCCCGGTCGACGCTCGCGCCGGCGGTGGTGCCTGCGACGAGGGCCGCCTGCCCGATGTAGGCGTTGGTCAGCGTCGCCGTGGCGAGCTGGCCGGCCTGCACCTGCGGCAGGATCTGCGAGACGAGCCGGTCGATGTCCGCGTCCCGGTAGTCCGGCGACGCATCCCACCGGGCCGCCGTGAGGGCGAGGGTCCGGTCGCGGATCTGCTTCGTCGTCGTCTGGTGGGCCGCGGTCAGCTGGTCAAGCGTTGCCAGTGCCACCGGCTGCTCCGATCAGGGTCGCGGCGAGCAGCTGGTCGGTGGCCGCG